GATTTCACAACAGGGATTTGTACCCCAATCTTTATCATCTGAAAAATATACCCCAGGTTCACCTGAATTACTTGCAACAATTTTACTCCATAACTCAAAGAAATCTTTTTTTCTAACTTTTGAACGAATTACCACAGCGGAATTGTTAGCTCTACCTCTTTGTGGGTTTAATTCCCACCAAGCACCATGTTTTGATGTTAACATTTCATTATCATGTAAATCAAATAAAGAAATTAAAGCAGCTCTACGAATACCACCAGATAATACAGCGTCTGCAATATGGCAAATAATATCATGTGCTTCAATTGATGTTAATTGTTCTCCGTCTTCTTTTCTGTCTAATACTTTTTGTATTTGGAATAAACATTCTTTTAATGGTTCTGGACCTGGTGCTTTGCCCCCTACTGTGATTAATTCTGCCCCTTTTGGTCTAATATCTCTAAAATCAAATTTTGGTTTTGTAGTTGACATTCCAAAGTAAGCTTTTAATAATACTTTTACTGAATCTGCCCAACCTTCAATTGAATCTCCTACTAAGAATCTTCTTGTTTTTTTAGGAATTCGAATTTCAGGTAATTTTTCTATATGATGTTTTTGAACACTATAACCTACACCACACCCTGACAATAATAAAAACATTACTTCACTAAAAGATCTCCAATCATCAATTGGTAAATAAGAACAATTAAATATTCTTGAATTATTTATGTCAATTGGTTTTCCCGCAAATTGTAAACTACGCATTGATGGTAAGACTTTTTTATCATATACCATTGTATAAACATCTTCAATTTCTTCTTTTAATTTAGGAAATTTTGCTTGATGCATTTCCTTATTTCTGGTAACTAATTCTTCCCATGTTTCTCTTCTTTGTTTTGTTGAAAGATATTTTGCGTATTTGTTATATACTACTATGTCTGATAAAATTTCTTGCGTAATGTTCATTTATTGTTCTTGTTTATAAAATTAGTTTATTAGGGTCAAAAAAAAGGGAAATCCCTTTGTGTGGAGATAAATACAATATATACTAGGAAAACCCATTAAATTCCAAAAAAATCGTTAGAAGCTCCACGAAGTCTTCTTCGCTGTGCTGGCGAAATTTCTCCCGGGGGAGCTTGTTCTGTTCTGTTATTTCCTCTCATATTTATTGCGATCTTACCTATTGCAGTATCCATAACAGAATCATAAGTTATACCGTCAGCTCCATATCTATTTTTCATGACATGCCACCTTCCTGTACCATTTTCCTTATCTTCTGCATTTCTGGATAAAGACATTGCAAAGTCAGTAATCATCATTTTACTGTAACTTTCTGCCATTCTATCTCCTTGAATGATGTCTTCTCTTGCTCCTGATCTATTTACTTGTGAAGCTGTCCAAATAGGTAATTTTAATTCGGTAGCTAAACCACGTAAATTAGTATAAATGTCATCTAATTTGTCTCTTTTTTCTTTACTTGCTTTAGAAGTTAACAAATCAGCATAATCAATTATAATTAAATCTGGTTCAATATTTTGTTGTATACACTTTTCTAAATGAGCATGTATAGTGTTTACTGTTGCTTGTCCTGCTGGATATTCTCTAATGTAAAGACCTCCTCGTAAATTTTCTACTTTTTCTTTTACTTTGTCTTTATGTAATAAAATGTCCCCAACAGGAATTTCTGTAAGACAAGCATCATATCGTCTACCTACGTATTTTTCATTTAATTCTAATGTATAATGAATGACTGTGTGTCCTGTTTTTACAGCTTGGGCTCCTAAAGCCACTAAAGCCCATGATTTTCCTCCTCCAGGTCCACCTGCAATCATCCCCAAATCACCATCTCCCAACCCACCACCAAGTAGGTTGTTTATTAAAGGCCAAGGTGTTTCCACAGTGTTTCTAGCTTCTTCTCTAAATCTATCTTCTAATTCAGCTAGATACTCATGACCAATGTCTCTTTCTGTTCCTGCTTTTAATGCTCTGTCAATTAAATTTCTAATATCATCATAATCTCCTAATTCTAAAAGATCAACTGACTTCATTAAAGCTCCTTTTAATGTTTGGTTTTTACAAAAATCTAAAAATGTGTCTTTAACATAATTTAAATCTGTTCCTTTAGATGCTTTGTATGCTTGTTTAAGTAAATCTTTTACAGCTACACTTTGTAATTCTTGATTTATACCTTCTACTTCAACTTTAAAAACTTCCATTGTAGGACATGTTTTATATTCGTTAAAATATTTGAGTGTTTTTCTCATAATCCATTTACCTGCATCATTGTCAAAATAATCAGGAGACACTATGTCTGCAATTTGTTGCAAAAAATCTCTGTCAGTAATTAAGATAGCAAGTGCCTTAATCTGAAACGCATGTCCATATTGGGTTAATTTACTCATGTGTTTGTTTTGCTAATGTATTTAATTTTATAAAATGTTCTCTTAACCATAAATCAGGTGCTTTAATAGCATTACCTAATTGATCATCTGAATACATCATAATAAAATCATTTCGGGAAAGCAAATTTATTGGTGCTTCTATTAATCTTGCTATTTGTAGTTTTAATTCGCCCGAAATTGGTGGATTTTTTAAGTCCATTAATTTTTCATTTGTTTGAAGTTGAGTTGCCGACTCAACAATTTTTCTATGCATTGGTTCTTCTCCTTTACCTGCATGTTCCAGAATGAAATCAAGATCAAGGGTTGTCTGAGTAAGTAGATCTGGAACTATTTTAGGTAACTTTTTAGGGCCTAATCCTTTAACACCTTCGATGTTGTCAGATTTGTCACCCATTAAAACTTTATACATTAAAAAATTGTGAGCCGGTACTCCATAATCATCCATAACCATTCTAGGTGTATAGAATTTTTTCTTTGTTGGACTCCAAACTGTGATTCTTTCATCTACTAATTGTAAAAAATCTTGGTCTGCTGACAATATAGTAACATCTTCATCTAATAAAGTGTGAGCTATATAAGCTATTGTGTCGTCAGCTTCTATTTTGTCTATTGAAATAACATTAACAGGAAGAAAATCTAAATATTCAATTAAACGAGAAAATTGAATTTTCATTGCGTTTTTTTCTTCAGAAGCATTTTTAAATGCATCCCACCTAGTAATTCGTTTACCTGGTTTTCTGTTAGCTTTATAATCAGGGTGTATTTTCCTCCTACGTTGACTACCACCAGCCCCATCATAAACTACAATTACTCTAGTAGGGTTTACTTCTCTAATAGCATAAGCCAATGATCTTAAAAAACCAGTTAGTCCTCCTACAGGTACACCATTGTCGTTTAGAGCTCCATTTACAGCAAATGCTCTTAAGTAAAGGTTTAAACCATCTACTATTAACACTCTATTATTTACCCCTAAATCGCCCGGTTTTTGAACGTTATCTAATAAACTGAATATATCCCCCATTATGAAAGATTTTCATCAATTTCAATGTCTGGATCTAAGTCTTGGGGGTCTTCATGTTGATACTTCATAATGTAAGCATCACAAGTATCTCTATACATAGCTTCTTTAACTTCAGGTCTTTCATTACATAATTTTTCTAAATCTTTACCTGAAAATGTAATTATTTCTCCTGTTTCTGTGTCTGTGTATTTAGTAATAGGACCTGATTGTTTACACACTTTATAGTTTTTCATTAGTTTAAGCCAACCACCATAATTGTCTATACCTTGTCTGTAAAAAACATTGTATCGAACTTTTCTGTTTGGTGGGCCCATTCTATTTTTAACTACTATAGCTTCAACTTCGGAGCCTACAACTTCATCCACCCCATTGATTTTTTCTTTAAGTTTCCCAACTTGTTTGAGTCTTAATCTAACTGATGCATGAAATTGTAAGGCTTTACCACCGGAAGTAGTATATTGGTCAGCGAATGGCATTGCGCCCATCTTTTGTCTTAGTTGGTTCGTGAATACTAAAAGTATTTTTTCCTTGCCAATTAAGTTAGTAATTTTACGCATTGCTTTGGATAAGATGATTGCCTTTTGGGTAGCATAACCATCCTTTTCAAAGTCAGCGGCTGACTCAATTTTAGTGGTAGCTGCGGCTACTGAATCTACAACAATAGTTACAAGTTTGTTGGGGTTCTTTTCTCTAACTTTAAGGATAACATTTTCAATTGCATCCATAATGTCTTCAACTGTTTCTAATGGTAAATAAACCATTTTTTCAACATCTACTCCAATTGCCTGTAAAAATTGTGCGTTTAACGATGACTCAGTGTCAATGTATACCGCAATACCATCTTTCTTTTGTGTGTTTGCTATAACATGAGATGCTAACAGAGACTTTCCACTTTGCTCTAAACCAGTTATTTCAACGATTTTAGAAACGGGTAAACCTCCATCTGGGCGATTTGAAATGGCCAAATCTAATACAGTTGATCCCGTAGATACCCAATCGTTAACGTCAGTAGGAGAATCCTCACTGCCATCTAAAAAGTAAGCAACTCTATGATGAGTCTTACTAAACTTCTTGTTTAGCGAATCAGCTAGAAGTCCTGTTAGTTCATCTCTATTTGTGTCTTCTTCTTTTTTCTTTCTTGCCATTAGTCAAATAATTCATCAAGTTTATTATCGATAGTTTTTTTAGTTTTAGAAGGTGCTTCTACTTTTTCAGTTTGTTTTCCTCCATCTTCTTCAGATGGTTTTAACCAACCTTGTAATTCGTCCTTCATTTCTTCAAAAGTATATTTCTTAAATAAAGAAACTAAATTCTTTTGATCTTCTAAAAGTGATGTTGCTTTTGTAGCATC